CACCTGTAACTGCAGGATTTGCTTCTGTTGGAATAGTTACACTTCCTCCAAGATTTACGCTACTTCCATTTATAGTTATATTACTTGCAGTTAACGCAGCAGGTGCGATAGCACCAGCGTTAATGTTTACATTACCCTGCATAGTGGTTGTATCACCAGAGTCACCAACTGTTAAAGCTGTTCCTGTTTTAGGACTTATTTTATCTGTTTTTACTTCACTCATTATTAAACCGCTGTTGCCGCAACATCATTTGAACCAACAAGTGGTTCTGCTGCAATTGCTAAACCATACATCATATTTAAATCTGAATAGTTAATATCTGATGTGCTTCCACCTCTTACTTTAATTCCATTTGATAAAAAATCACAAGCTATATCACTTGTTGTCGCTTCAGCATTAGAAGTATGCGGTTGTAATTTTCTATCTTTTTCATTATTTGGATTTCTTTTGTTATCAGCGATCATCCATCTACCACTATTATTTATATTAAACATCATAAAGAATGCTGGCTTAAATCCAGTATAAATAAATGGACCATCTGCATTGGCATTTGCATACCATCCACAGAATTTTTGATACCCAGTTACATCTGCAAAAGCATAAGCAATATATGTATGTCCATTTTCATTTACTACACCTGTTGTTCCTATATTAAACACTGTGCTGTCTGCAGCAGTTCCATTCCAATAAGTTGAATGAGTAGAAAAACCAGCTGTATTGAAAAACATTGCTCTACCTTCTTGACCATTTATTCCTTGAGCAGGATTGTAATAGATAGTCCAGTTATCTGTTCCTCCTACTATTTTTTTAACTATGACCAAACGTGGTGGTGTGCCTAATCCATGTGCAATCGTACCGTTACTTCCTGTTCCAGTGTATTGATAAATTCCAAAACCTGTTGCTGCACTAATACTATAAGATGATGGCGTAATAGTTCCGCCTGTTAATCCTGATGTTGTTCCAGTTCTCCAATGCCAAGCAGCATACTTATCACCTGTTCTATTGTTAAATCCATAACCACCTGTGTCTGCACCTATTGTCGTGTCTGATGCACCAAATGTCATTCCACCACCAACGGTTTCTTGAATACCAGTAGAATTCGAAGCAAGTAGTTTATCTCCACCTCTTACTACATCAATCCAACAGTGACCATTTGAATAGTCACGATTTTTTACCCAAACAAGACCTACGTTATCCATAGTCAAAGTTTGTGTATCTCCATTATTACTACTACCTGTTTGAGTGTATAATTTAGTGTCAAAATAATCTGTTGGTTTGTTAATTGTTGTATAAGCCATTATAAATTTAACCCCTTAGTTGATACTGCAGTATAACCTGTTGGAACATCATATTCAAACTTACCCACGGCACTTGCATTAGTTCCTTCTGAGGCTATAGCAGAAGTTCCAAAATAACCTGCACCAAAATTATAACTTACTTTAGCTTCATATAAATTTACTACTGGATAATAAACGTTATTATCAGTTACAGTGAATGCAGCTCCAGTTCCTGAAGCCCCACTTGTTGGATCTCCTGAATCTTGCCAAGTTCCATTTTTAGCGAAATATAATTTTCTGTTTACTGTATCAAAAGCAACACCTATGATATCGCCTACTGTATAACTATTACCATATGATGAAATACCATTATTTTCTTTTTGGCCATCATTTCTATAAGCATAACCTAAAGCATCACCTGAAAATTCTGAACCTTGATTAAGGTAAGTATATTTATCCCATTCAGTAAAACCAACTCCTGTCTTGACGTGAGTTGTCATTGTTTCTACTTTCATCTCCCAATAAAATTTGCCATTATTTAATGCAAGAGCAATAGTCGCTGGAGAATTTCTGTGTGCACCTGATGTACTATTTATTGTTGTGCCACCATTGGTTACAGTGCAGTTTTGAGAAACAGTAGGAATAGCAAAATTTATTACTGCCATGTTATTACTAGGAGTATCTTTTGTTTGTAGTCCGCCTCCAGATTTTGTAAATGTATTTGTATTGCCGCTTGAATCAGTTCCTAATGAAGCAGAATTAGCAAATTTTAAAAAGAACCCATTTGTTCCGTAAGTTACCGATGGGCCAGTTGTTGGTTTCCAAATTCCCGTAGTTGCATCTGTTTGACCAAAAGTTGAAGCGTCGTAAGCATAACCATCTGTAAAATGAACATGAGCCATGCAACCATCAGAGTAAGCAGAAGAGTCTCCTCTACCACCGATATACGATGTGTTACCATTTGCATTTGCATTGAATGTTGCATCTTGACTTGGATAAGTTGCTGTACTTAAAGATGTTTGTTCTACTCCATTTACATATAATTTACATCTATCGGAAGACGTTGCTTGTGTAGTATCAACTTTAGCTACTATGTGATACCAGGCTCCGTTATCTCGAAACTCATCATTTGTTTCTAATTCTAATGGAAAAGATCCACCATTATATACATAAAAACTTAAATTATCTTGTGCATCAAATCTAAGAACGATGTGATTATTTCCGTCTTGCCACATACTTGCAATAGTTCTAGCTCCACCTGAACTTACTGCAAACCCTTCTCTCTTAACCCAAACACTATAAGTAAATTTTGTACCCAGTGTTGGTGTTCCCATTGTACGTGATAAAATTGTTGTTGCCATTAGTTAAACATCATCCCTTCTGTTATTTCTACTGATATTGTAATACTAAATGCTCTATCTGTCTGTTGTCCATCCGCATCCGTAGCTCTTAAAGTAAAATTGTAAGTCGTCTCAGCTGTTGGAGACGGAGCTGTACCACTTATTGTATAAGTAGCAGTTGTTGCAGGTGTTCCAGATAAAGTTAAATTCATTGTAGATGCTGGTGTGTCTGTATTTCCTGTTAATGTTAAGGGTGAAGTTATTTCTGTAATTGTCACGTTTGTATCAGACGAAGCTACCACATTTAATCCAGATATTGTTGAACCGGCTTCAAAAGTGCCCAACGAGCCTGCGTTTGTTGTCCATGCAGGACCTTCAGATATTGTTAAAGTTTGTGTTGTTAATAAAGCATTACCATCTGGATTCTCTATATAAAGTTTATAAGTTCCTGCAACCAAAGAAAGTGTGGCTGATATTGAAGTCGATGATGTGAAAGTAACAGCAGTCGCAACTGTGACTAACCCTGTTGAAGTATTTTGTGCTGATACTAATGGTGTTGATTCAAAATTTGTCCCTGTAATTGTAATAGCTGTGGGTGTGCTTGGTAACGCAATTGTTGGACTCAAACTTGATACGGTTGGTGTTACTTCAGTTGGTATTGTAGCGGAACCACCAAGCTGAACAACTACACCGTTTATCGTAATTGCTGAATTTTGTAATGCACTGTTTTGAATAGTACCTTGCGAAGCAGATAAGTTTCCTGCAACATCAACTGTCTGACCTGCTTCACCAATAGTGACTGTCGTTCCTGTCTTTGGTACTACTGTATTTACTTCTATCTTACTCATTAAACTACCACCAATGTCCCACTTACTGTTAATGTTCCTGTTACGCTTACAGGTCCTGCTAATACACCATTTTCAATAGTTTGATCTTGTGAGATCGTTGCTGAATGTGTATTAACAAAATCTTGTGCAGTCATTGATGGCGATGGCATTCTAGTAGCAGGCATTGTACAAAAAACATCTTTTGTGCCAGCAGTAAAATTTACCAACGCATCGCTATTTGAAGAAGACAAAACAGTTTCTCTTGATAAAGTATCTGGTGTTGCATCTGTAACTGTTCCGATACCTACTTCAAATTCTGCAGGCGATGCCCCAATATGTGAAATACAATAAAAGGTTTTGTTCCCCGTACCAATTCCAGATACGAAGCTTTCAAAATCTTGTGAAGCACCTGCTAAATTGAGAGTTCCTGTTCCTTCAATGGTGCTTGTCTCTTTTACTCTGTCATTAACAACTAGAGCCATACACCTCCTAACTTATTCTTAAAATAGCATTTGAACTGTTAAAAGTTGGGAACTGAATAGTGAAAGTTCCAGCCGTAGCTGTTTTATCACCACCGAAATCCAAAACTGCAACAGCTTTGTTACTGTTTGATGTGTTATAAATTAAAGCGCCTCTTGCTGTCAAAGTAACTCCAGTAAATGATAATTCTGCAAAGTCTACAATTGCTACACCTGTATCAAGTGAAGTTTGTTGACCTGTTAGTGCGCCACCACCTTGTGCATATTGACCTGAGTCAGGAACTTGTCCTCCTGTACTATCACCAGGATATGCTGTAGTAGCTGCAGATAAATTTGCTGAAGAATCATACAGGGCTAGTTTAAAAACATCTTGTCCGCTTTGGAACTCATGTCCGCCTTCTAATAATTCTTTTTTAAATGAATTGCATACTGCTTGTGCGATTGCCATAATATTCTCCTACATAGTTTTTTTAGTATTTGGCGATGGAGATCCAACTTGTAATCTTGGAACACCGTCGTCGTATTCGGCTCTTCTACGTCTACCCATTTGTTGAAGAGCAAAAGCTTCTATAGCCTTATCATACCTTGTTTTATAGAGGTTGTACATATCCATGGGGCCTTTTAGGTATGAAAAAACTTCTGCCAAAACTCCATACAATAACATACCCTCTTGGTAAGTTGCTAAAAATGTATTTGTTGAGGCATCAAAATGTGGTGGATCAATAATATAATTTAATTGTGTTGCATATGCTTGATCCGGAGTTGGTGCTACCACTACTGAATTATCATCCCAATTTGCGTAGTATTTAGGTTTACCTGTAGCTCCGCTACCATTAAATTCTGTAATGAAACTTGTGTCTTTTTTCTCCATGAAAGTTCTATTGCTTGTAAGACTAGAAGAGTCAAAAACTTGTAAAGATCTTATCACGAGAAAACTTGAAGGCATCTGCAAAAATCTTTTATTAGTATTAAAGTTGGAAGTCGCGTATTTACGTATATCATCATAATCTACACGTCCTGCAATATCTAGTTCTACGTTTCTGATATATCCGTCGATTAGGCTATCAGATAAAACATTACTATCTACCTCAGCATAATTTCTTACTCTAGTTAAAAAATCTGGATGTGTTACTGCCATTATGTTATACTCACTGTTATAGAGCCTAATGAAATTTTAGCCTCTCTTTTTCTATTTTCTTCTGCAGGATCTTTTGGAATCATGCCTCTTACTGACGTTATATTATCTATACTTGTAATTGCAGCTCTTGCTGTTTGAAATGCAAAATCACCTGGAAGTGTTAAATTAGCTACCGTAACCGGTCTGCCGCCTGAATCCACAACGGATGTATCAGTAGGAGCTTGTGGGTTTATAGCAGACATAATAGAGGGTTGTTGAAAAAATCTAGGTCTTGCGTTTTGTATTGCAATTTTATCAGCTGTTATTTTTCTTCTTCTTATTTGAGGATGCTTTGATTCAAACTCTGATCTATGCACAAAAGACCCGTTCCATTCTTTGACCATTTCATTGTATGGAAACTCCATACCAGATCTATCAGATATTGCTTTCGCATATTTACCTTTTGCAAAATTTGCCATTATACACCATCTCCAAAATATGCTTGTGGTGAGATATATACAGATGTTCTTTGTCCGTCTTGATCAAGAGCTCTTTTCATTTCATCTTCATAAGCTAGTTTTAATGTTTGTGTCGCTTGTGGATTTATCATGAAAGATAAATAATAAGCTAAACCACCAATCATACAAGGTATGAATCTATATGCTACATCAGCATTATTTGTATAATTTCCTGCGTCTTCAATACGACCAATAGAATAATATTTCAAATGTGTGTATGTGTTTAAGTTTGGTGCAGAATACAAAAATATTTTTGGTGTTTTTAATCTATCAACATAATATTGTGATGGTTGTCCTGTTTGTAATTTATTAGGTAATGCAGCGTACGACGATCTGTCAATCTTAGTAAGAGAAATATCTGTAGTGTCACTATTTTCACCACTTATTGATGTTGAGGAAACAAAAGCTTCTAATACATCATTTACATCAGAAGCTGTTGTATAAGATGCTTGTCCTGAAACTAATGCAACTTCTTTTAATGATACTTTCCATAGATGAACACCTCTATTACCCCACTCTGAAAACAATATGTTTAAGTTTCTTCTTGCTCTTTTTAAATCATAACCAGAGTCAGTCATAACTCCACATCGATTGTAAGCTTCTTGTACAATCTCTTCTATACTCAAATCAAATGAAGTAGTTCCTGAAGTAGCCATTATTTAAATTCCTTTAATTTTTTATTAACAGTTTGTGCTGCTTCTTTATGTGCAGATGAGGTGCTTAAACCTGCAGCTCTATTCTCATCATACTCTTTTCTAAAAAGTTTTTGAAATTTTTTTGATGCACCTTTCACAACAGGTACTCCGAATCTAAAAGCTACTCCTATAAATGGCATTATATAACTCCTCTGTAATAATCCATCATACCACCCTTACTTGCTTTAGCAAAGGTCTTGACGTTTGTTGGTTTTCCTCCAACACCTTGAGCTTTACTTCTTTTTCTCGCAACCGCAGAACGCCTTTGCGATTCTGTCATTCGGGCGGCTTTTGC